GTGTGTCGACAGTCCGCTATTGTTGGAACACCATATGTAATAATATGGGCACCAGCTATCAAACAAGGAGGTATCTTATGATAACCATCACTTCGTCTGATAAGGCGTGCATCTGTAAGACCGCTAGAGCTGTAGGTTCCCCTAAGAAGCTTGCTCATAGCCTGACAAATCAGTTTACAAAATGGATTTGTCACAATGGCATCGAGTGGGCTATCTCTAGGGAAAAGGATATGAAACTCTGGTACCTTAATCGGTTATCAGGGGATCATACTATTCCTGACTGGATAGAACACGATAAAAACGGTTTACCCGTTGGTGTCTATCGGGAAGTGTTCAAGATGAAGAATACATCTAGAGCTCTTGCCCTCCTCTCTCTGGGTTCCATGTTTAAATGGAAACCGGGAAGGTTCAGTCAGGCCCAAACCAATAAGTTCCTCGGGGGTATACTGGCCTTAGACAAGCCTGTATCCCGGGAGGATCTCCGCTCCGATGAGTTCTTTAATTCTCATGGAGGGGAATACGCCTTTTCGGAAGAAACAGCAGGGATACATTATCCTCACAGTTTTCTTCCTTTAGAGGCAGTAAACTATTGGAATGGAAAAGGTCGCCCTACCTTAAAAAGTCCGAAGATTAAAGCCCTTGTTTCTCGTATAGAAACAATCTTTAATCCGGATAGGTTGGGTCCTGTGGTTCCCGAGTATTATCGGGGTAGTCTTCCTGAGAAGGATGACAATAACCACGGGAGGCGTGTAACCTCTATACAGGATGCACGAAGGTACTTAGACCAAGACCTACGTCAGAACTTCCCCATTTCTGTTGCAAAATTCTTGCATAATGTAAATAGGGATGATCTGGTTCCGGAACTCCACTGGTCTGGTGGTGTTCCAGGCTTCGGAGAGCTCGTTGATCTAGCTACAAGCCATGGTCGACTTGTTCTAATTCAGGAGCCCTACCTGAAACCGAGAGCCGTAGGTAATCCAAATCGCATCCTCCAGTTTTATCTGGAGCCGCTTGCAGAGTTCCTGAACTTTCTTGGAACCTGTGAAGGTAATTCCTTGAAGGATCAAGATGCTGGAAAGAGATGGGCACAGGCGAAACTCTCTCAAGGAGTAGAGCTTGCATGTTCTGATCTTACCAGCGCAAGTGACCTTTTCGACTTTGGAAAAGTCGCAATGTGGATGCAAGAGGAATTTCATCTTGACGAACTTATGTCACAGGAGACCAAAGATTTATTCCGGTCTCACATGGCCCTATTTTGGGACTCCACCAGAAATTGGGTTTTTAATTCCCAAGTTCTTGATGAATCTGCTCCTAATAGAGAGCATCTCATCTCGTGGAGAAAGGGCTGGTGTCTGGGAACAAGAGCCTCATTTGGGTTCTTGTCTCTGGCAAACATTATATGTGCCAGGCGTGCCTGCAGAGATGCGGGCCTTCCCTATGAAGACACCTTTAGGATCGTCGGAGATGACATTGTCATGGACTCAAGGATCGAACCCTTCTACAAGAATTATATCTTGCAGTTAGGAGGGAAAATCAATGAATCAAAGACAATGAGGTCTAATAGGGTAGCGGAGTTCGCGGGGTCCATCATCACCCCGGACTACATCATGCCTAAGAATTTGAAGTTTAAGAGCTTCACCACAGATCATAGTGATGAAGCAATTAATGTTCTTAGGACCTCTTACGCCTCAGTTTATGATATCTTCAGGCTGACTGACTTAGTTGGCAGTCAAGCCCTCGGACTCTTAAACAAGCGTCAGAGGAAATTGTATCATATGTATAAAATGATACCTGGTGTAGCCGTCTCTGGTCCATGGTCTCAAAATAGCCATGGTGAACCCTTATCAAAAAGAGTTCACTATGCTGAGACCATCTTGGAGCCGAACAAACCCGATAAGGATATTCAGGAGACAACTCAAGAAATGTCGCTTCTAAAGGCGTCATTACAAGAGTCTCCCCTTCTTCGGGAAAATCTGGAATCAGGACAACAGGCTGATGAACCTGATGACCCTCATATGTCAACTGTTTACAGTAGAGGGTTTCCTGATTTGGATCTTTCGTTTGATCTCCCCCGTTTCCAGGGGAAGAAAGATCACTACCAGACTCCTATACTGGGTACACCACCCAGTGAGTCACTTATCCAGGAACACGAACATGGGGATCCCAGGGCTAGTGCCCTAAATCCAGATGACTTCCTTAAGAGGAAAACATCGCTCGCTTCCGAGGACCATCTTGATAAGAAGGATGATCCTAAGGGAGAGGGTACCAACAATAGGTACCAGAGACCTGTTCGTGAAAGAATATCATATGAGGAAATGCCAATGATGGCAGACCCCCAGGATATTTCCCGGATCCGGACCATTCGTAACCGCCTCACCATGTCCCTTACATTCGGACCGATGACCCATAACTCAGTTCTCAGGATACTTCATTCTGAGCTGAGTGAGTTATCGAATTCCCGAGTTACGGGGATCTTGAGTGAACTAAGCACATCCGAGATGGATATTTCCATCAAGGAGCACTTAAGTACTATCCAGGTAGGTGATATTATGACCTACCATGACCCCTTAATAGGGGAGGGAGAAGATCCATTTACCAAGGATTTTTCTCTCTGATAGTATTAGCAGATCTGAGCCCTATGGTACGGGCCGACAGCCTGCTAGGCGGTACACTATGCCTTAAACACCTGCACTCTAGTAGAATACAGATGTCACCCCAGCATTGGG